CAGACCAGCCCTGAATAGCCTTATTTTAGCCCTTTAAAGATACCCAATCAGTATAATTATGTAGTCTTATCAAGGCTTTATGATGTTTAACCCTACAAAACCATGATCTATCATCCAAAAAGCGACCCCTGCGAGGGCCACCCCCATGGGTGTGGTAGCTATATACGTACACTGCAACACACGGGGTTTTTGAAATAGACACTTATAGGTTGTAACACTTTAAAGCTTGACATTAATGCTTACATCAAGTAGACTTTTAAGTACACACGCTGTTTAATCTAATTGTTTCACGTGAAACATTCCAAGTAAACGTAATAGTCCTCAAAAGCAAGACTAAAGTAGTAGTATTTATGATACAAGTACGTAAGTATGTATGAATTAGCCGAATGAGAGGCTTGACATGGGGTAATATATGTGTAAAACTACGTAGTAGTAGTAGCCTATAGTTAAACTTTAAAGTTAACATTAATTCAATAACAAAAAACACCTAACATAAAGTTAAACTAGTAGTTAACTATAGCTATTGATTCTTTTATTACAATATAATTAAAATAGTAGTTGACAATAATGAAAAAAAGAGTAAAACTTACTGCAAGTGAGAATGTAATAGAAGAGTATTACAAAGCCCTTGTATCAAACAACCCCCGCTCTGTGCTACAAGTACACATTCCTAAGAGTGATGTCTTTTATGTCCGTACAGCCATAGAAGGTGCTACCGGGGAGAAGTATACTTTAGATCACGTAGAGCGTTCTATGTACTTAGAGGGTCACTTGAAAGCTTACGAAGTGTTAGACCCTGAGAGACCCAGAGGATACTGTAGTAGTGATGTCTGAACTTGTAATGGAACGTATATTTAAGTGGCAACTCATGCCTCGCATAATGATGCTTGCAGTAACTGTACTTAGCTACCAAGCCGTACACTGGTTTATGAGTTTACCTGACCCTTCTATTCAACAGTCTGGCCTAGTGTCAGTTTGTATGGGGGCTTTAACTGGTTGTTTTGCAGTATGGCTAGGCAATGAAAAGAAATGATTGTTTGGAGTAACAAATGATTGGACAAATCTTCGGATCACTTGTAGGTTTAGCCACAAGTGTCATAGACAGCAAGACTCAAGTTAAACTCACAGAAGCTGAGATGAAAAAGAAACAGCTTACTGGTGAGATTGACTGGGATATTGAGGCTATGAAAGCCACCCAGAATAGCTGGAAAGATGAATGGATTACTTTGTTGTTCTCTGTGCCTCTTATCCTAGCTTTCTGTGGTGAGTGGGGTAATGCTATAGTGTCTGATGGGTTTGTAGCTTTAGAGGCTATGCCTATGTGGTATCAGGTTGCACTTGGTGGAATTGTAAGTGCATCTATTGGGATGAGATCAGTGAGTAAGTTCTTTGGATCAAAAAAGTAACATATTAGCTTTCCCTCAGTTAGGCAATGTAGTACGTTTTCCACAGATATCTGATATAGATAAACAGTATATGGCTTTAGAGAAGCAACAGCAGTTAATACGAGAGCAATCAAAGCTCATAGCGGAGAGTAAAAATGACTGAAGTAACAGATAGCGATATTGCTAATGCAGGTAGACCAAGACGAGCTAAAGCAGGAGAACATAGTTCAAAAAATAGAGCATTAAATAAAGCATATTCTTCTGCTAAACCAAAAAGTCAAGTATCACTAAAGCCTATGCCAGTTAATGCAGGAGCTTCAATGAAAGCTACTCAAGCAAGTACATTTAAATCTAGTAGTGGCGGCGGTCGTGCAGCAGCAGTATTTGATTCTAGGCGTGGTGGACTTTCTAAGTCTATAGCAGCTAAAAAAATTATACCTAATACATAGAGGAAAGTATAATGTTTAAACTTTCAACACGGAGCATGAGCCGACTTGAGGGAATTAACCCTGAATTGATTCGGGTAGTTACTGAAGCTATCAAGCTAACTAAAGTAGACTTTGGGGTTACTTGTGGTATGCGTACTGTAGAGGAGCAGGAGAAGCTTGTAGCTAGTGGTGCTTCACAGACTATGAAGAGTAAGCACCTAGAGGGCCGTGCAGTTGATCTGGTAGCCTATGTAGGTTCTAGTGTTACATGGCAGTTGAACATGTACGATGATTTGGCTGATGCAATGGCTGCTGCTGCACGTAAGTTGAATGTTCCTGTTAAGTGGGGAGCAGCTTGGTCTGTAGGTAACATTGCTGAGTGGGATGGTACTATGGAAGATGCAATGAATAGTTATGTAGATTTACGTAGGTCACAAGGGCGCAGACCTTTTATTGATGCACCTCACTTTGAGATGATGTAAGGGATTATTAATGGCACGTAACCTAACAGAAAAACAACAGACATTTCTTAATGTTCTAATGGATGCAGCGGGTGGTGATGTTCTTACTGCTAAACGCATGGCAGGATATGCTGACAGCTACAGTACAACTGAAGTTGTTAATAGTATGAAGGAAGAAATCTTAGATGCAACTCAAAGCTATATGGCGAGGAACGCACCGAAAGCTGCTATGGCTATTGTGGGGGGTCTATATGATCCCACTGAGCTTGGCCTTAAAGATAAAGTTGCTGCTGCAAAGGAACTACTGGATCGTACTGGATTGGTTAAAACAGAGAAGCTCCAAGTAGAAGCTAAGGGTGGTGTCATGTTGATGCCAGCTAAGAATAAAGAGATGTGTGAATGTGGAGAGTCTGTAAACGAATGCATGTGTAATGACTAAGCCACTTGGTAAGTGGAAGTTACCTCAACCTACAGACGTACAAATAAATAAAGAGTGGGTGGATATTCCTAGAATAGCACGTACAATACCTTTCGGCTACGAAGTTGACCCCGACGATAGTGGCATACTAAAACCTATACCTGACGAGCTTAACAAGCTACAGCAAGCAAAGAAGTACTTAAAGCAATACTCATACAGAGAAGTTGCTAATTGGTTAAGCGCACATACGGGTAGAAGTATATCACACGTAGGGTTAATGAAACGGGTCAAACATGAGCGAAGCAGAAAACAACAAGCTACAAGCCTACGCCGATGGGCAGAATATGCGGAAGCGGCAATCGCCAAAGCGGAAACCATCGAAACGAAAAGGCTCGACTGCGAAAGTAAAGCCGAAGAAACAACTGCCTCAGCCTAATATAATTGAGCAACAGTTTATTTCACAAGTAGAAGAAGAACATAATGTTATCTTCAAACCAAATGAAGGGCCACAGACAAACTTCCTTGCAGCAGGAGAACGGGAAGTCTTGTATGGAGGAAGTGCTGGTGGGGGTAAGTCTTACGCTATGCTTGCTGATCCTTTGCGGTATATGGGTAATCCCAGCTTTAGTGGCCTACTACTGCGTCACACAACAGAAGAACTAAGAGAACTTATTAGTAAATCACAGGAAATGTATCCTAAGATTTGGCCGGGAATTAAATGGTCGGAACGTAAGATGCAGTGGACTGCACCATCAGGTGCTACACTTTGGATGAGTTATTTAGATAAGGATCAGGATGTTACTAAGTATCAAGGATTGGCATTTAGTTGGATTGGTTTCGACGAACTTACCCAATGGGCTACACCTTTTGCTTGGAATTATATGAGAAGTCGTTTGAGATCAGCAGACGTTGAACTCCCTCTTTGTATGAGAGCCACTACAAACCCCGGCGGCAGAGGACATCACTGGGTAAAGAAGATGTTTATTGATCCTGCACCTGCAGGTAAGTCATTTGTAGCTACGGACATTGATACAGGTGAGCAACTAAAGTACCCTGCAGGACACGCTAAAGCAGGTAAAGCATTATTTAAACGTAGGTTTATACCTGCAAGACTAAGAGACAATCCATACCTATCACTACAGGGTGACTATGAGGCAATGCTTTTGTCACTGCCAGAACAACAACGTAGACAATTACTAGACGGTGATTGGGATATTAAAGAAGGCGCAGCCTTTACTGAGTTTAACCGACACACACATGTCATTGAGCCTTTTGAAATTCCTAATAACTGGGTTAAGTTTAGAGCTTGTGATTACGGTTACGGAAGTTACACAGGAGTACTATGGTTTGCGGTTAGTCCTAATGAGCAGTTGGTAGTATACAGAGAACTATATGTATCTAAAGTACTAGCTGTAGACTTAGCTGACATGGTACTTGAGTTAGAGGCTGGTGATGGTAACATGCGATACGGAGTACTTGACTCTTCCTTGTGGCATAAACGTGGAGACACTGGCCCTAGTCTAGCAGAACAAATGATTATGAGAGGGTGTCGTTGGCGTCCATCAGATAGAAGCAAAGGCTCACGTGTAGCTGGTAAGAATGAAATACACAGGCGTCTGCAGGTAGATGAATTTACAGAAGAGTCACGGTTAGTGTTCTTTAACAACTGCACTGAAACAATTACACAGCTACCTGCTATACCATTGGATAAAAAGAATCCAGAAGATGTTGATACCCATGCCGAAGATCACTTGTATGATGCATTGCGGTATGGTATAATGTCAAGGCCACGGTTTAGTATCTGGGACTTTGATAGTCGTGGCACTCCTGCAAACAGTATGCCTGTAGCAGATTCTAAATTTGGATATTAAGGAAACCTAAATGGAAGAAGATAACACATTCATTGAAGACGAGTCTATTGCGTTAGAAGACACAGAGCAATCGTCTGTAGATGATTATAAAACTAACAACATTATTCCTTACATCATGGGGCGATACAAACGTGCAGAAGACTATCGGCAACAAGATGAAGATCGTTGGTTAGATGCATACAGAAACTATCGTGGTATCTATGGACCAGAGGTGCAGTTTACTGAAGCTGAAAAGTCAAGGGTATTTATTAAAGTAACTAAAACAAAAACACTCGCCGCATACCAGCAGCTTGAGTCTATTATGTTTGCTAATAATAAGTTTCCTCTTACTGTTGATCCTACTGAATTACCAGAGGGTGTAGTTGCAGATGTACACTTTGATCCTAAAGAACCAGATCAGATTAAAGAATCAGAAGTAGATGATCCAGTAAGTCCGTATGGATTTAAGGGTGACGGTAAAGAACTAGCTGCAGGTGCTACATCTAAAACACTTGGTGAAATGCTAGGCCCACTTACAGATAAACTAAAAGACATTGATGGATTAAAGAAAGGCATAGGTATGACCCCTACTGCTATTACTTTTAGTCCTGCAATGATTGCTGCAAAGAAGATGCAGAAGAAAATACAAGATCAACTAGAAGAATCAAACGCAAGTAAGCACCTACGTAATACTGCATTTGAAATGGCCCTGTTTGGTACAGGGGTAATGAAAGGCCCGTTTGCTATAGACAAAGAGTATCCTAATTGGGATGACGAAGGCAATTACGATCCTACAATTAAAACAGTACCACAAGTATCTCACGTATCTGTGTGGAACTTCTATCCAGACCCCGATGCAAACAACATGGATGAAGCACAGTATGTTATTGAACGTCATAAGATGTCACGTTCACAGATGCGTCAGCTTAAACGGCGTCCATTCTTTCGTAGTTCAGTAATTGATGATGCTATTGAACTAGGTGAGAACTACAATAAAGAATCATGGGAAGACGATCTTTCTGACTATGCACCTGAGTACGGTGTAGAACGTTATGAAGTGATTGAATACTGGGGTGTTGTAGACGTTGATATGCTAGAAGAACAGGGTGTAGACATTCCCTCTGAGCTTAGTGATGTAGATGAACTACAGGCTAATGTTTGGATTTGTAATGGTAAACTACTGCGTATGGTAATTAATCCATTTAAACCTGCACGTATTCCTTATCATGCTGCCCCGTATGAACTTAATCCCTATAGCTTCTTTGGTGTAGGTATTGCTGAGAACATGGATGACACACAGACCCTAATGAATGGGTTTATGCGTATGGCTGTAGATAATGCTGTACTGTCAGGTAACTTACTTATTGAGATTGATGAAACAAACTTAGTTCCCGGTCAAGACTTATCTTTGTATCCCGGCAAAGTATTTAGGCGTCAGGGTGGCGCACCGGGACAGGCAATCTTTGGTACTAAGTTTCCTAATGTTGCAGGAGAAAACTTACAACTGTTTGATAAGGCACGTGTACTAGCAGATGAAAGCACTGGCTTTCCTAGCTTTGCACATGGGCAGACAGGTGTTCAGGGTGTAGGGCGCACGGCTTCAGGTATCAGTATGCTTATGGGTGCGGCACAAGGTAGCATTAAATCTGTTGTCAAGAACATTGATGACTATTTGTTGCGGCCTTTAGGGGAGGGACTCTTTCGCTTTAATATGCAGTTTGACTTTGATCCTGAAATTAAAGGTGACTTAGAGGTTAAAGCACGTGGTACTGAAAGTCTTATGGCTAACGAAGTACGTAGCCAGCGTCTTACACAATTCATGCAGATTGCTGCACAACCATCACTAGCACCATTTACTAAGTTCCAATATATCATTAGGGAGATTGCAAAGTCCCTTGAACTTGATCCAGACAAAGTAACTAACAACATGGATGAAGCTGCTATACAGGCAGAGATAATGAAGGGCTTTCAACAGGAACAACCACCTGCACCACAGCAAGCAGGTCAACCACCTGTAGACCCATCAGGGGCTGGTGGAGCAACCATAGGTACGGGTGGAGTACCAGCACCGGGACAACAAGGATTTACTGGAAATGAACAACCACAACCACAACAACCTGCTCAACAGCCTCAAGCCGCTGGTGGTCAACCCGCAGGAGTGGGACCAATTCAATAAATATATTGAAGACTTAATTAAAAACCAACACAGAACTATGGAACAAACAGATGATACAGCCGTAGTTTTTAGAGCGCAAGGTTCTATACACACGTTACGCAGATTACTTTTACTCAGGGAAGAGGTACTACAAAATGGGTCTAATGGATAAACAAACTCAACAAGCATTTGCACTAGGCGGTTTAAACGATGAGGGTGGGGAGTTTGATGAGAAGTCAGGCAATCGTGTACCCGTAGGCGGCACTAAGAAAGGTGTACGTGATGACATACCTGCTAATGTAAGTGAGGGTGAGTTTATTTTTCCTGAAGATGTAACTCGTTATATTGGTTTAGAAAACTTAATGAATCAACGGCAAGAAGCTAAGATGGGTCTACAGAAAATGGATGCTATGGGACAGATGGGTAATGGCGATGAAGCCACTATGCCTGATGACATGCCTTTTAATATGGCTGATCTTGTAGTTGTTGGTGGGCAGGGTGAGCCTATGGAGTTTGCTGATGGTGGGTTTGTACCAGCACAAAACTTTGAACATGGGGGTGTGCCACACACTACTGAAACTTTAGACACTGCCTATGTACCTACCTTTACAGCAGAAGAAGTGCCTGACTA